CTGATTCATCAGGAAAAGTATATTCTGTATGTCCCACTTGCTGTTTTGGCATGATTACACTCCTATGCTCTCGTTATCCCACGAGGATCGGGCACTACTGCTTCAATTGAATCATCGTTCATCAAACGATACTCAACATTCTCTATTTTAAACCTTGTACCTGAATTAGCACGAAACAGCACATAATCACCCTCCTTACACCAAGGGCCAGTGGGGAATCGCTCCTTATCCAAATACGCCGTACTGCCTATGTCCATCACAAGTCCGACAATAGACATAATAGTTTCATTATGCCTTTCTGTAGGGGTCTTCTGAATCTCCGTACCTTCATACGTTTCATTCACTTGTGGTAGTGCAACAAGTAAGTGATACCCCACAGGTTTAGGTCTTTGCTGTTCAAACTCCCCATCTGATAGGGGAACTAACTCATTCATCATCGTCTCCATCTGCGTAATTTCGGGCTAGCTCTTGTACAAGGCGCAGCGCCTCATTCATACCCTGAATATACCCAATAGCTTCAGTGTACGCCGGGTAGTTTTTCGCTCCTCCCTCAGACAAATAAACAGTGCGGGCAACCGCCGCCTCTTTTATCTCGTCAGAAAGTACCTCAAATACTGTTCGTGCCATTATCCCTCCTTACTGGGGCTAGTTTTAGTACCCTGCACCATTTTTGCTACTTCTACATCGAGCGCATTATCCGCCTGCCGTACAGTAATAGCATCCTTTCGTTTATCACTATCTTGTCCCAGCATCAATTCCAATTCTGCTAAACGAACTTTCTCTGCTTTCTCCAACGCATCCACTCTATCTTTAGCTTCCTTGCGTCTCTGTTCTGCAACCTTTATCTCAGCGTCTGAAGCATCTTTCATTTGTTTCCGTTGTTGCTCAGCTTGATCCAGTTGCATCCTAGCTTGCTCTAACTGGAACGCTGGGTCTTCAGCCTTCTTCTGCGCTTCTTGCTGCGCAGCTTGCTGCATATGCTTCTGCGTTACTTGTTTACCAGCATCAGCCATCATACGCGCAAGGTTAACTTCAAGTTCTTCAGGCAGGGGCTTATTAGGTGCTGGTAACGGAACCCCGAGTTTCTCTTCCATTTCTCTACGGTAGCGGAATCCTAAATGTTCTGCTATGTGCGCTTGTAGAGCCGCCATTATTTGCTGTGCCTGTGGATTCTGTCCAATTGTCTGCGCAATCATAGGATCTTGCATGAACGCAGTATGCGTTGCTATGTGTGCATCAGAGTCCTGATAGATGAACGCTTTAATTGGTTTCCCAACAAGCACATTCATATTCTCGCTCACTGGGTCAACAGGCCACGTATCTTCGGATATAGGCACGAGTTTATCCGCGTTCTTTACACCAAGAACCTCTATCATCTGACGATGCAACTGAGGTAGGTCGTAAATTTGTGGAGCAGACTGCGATAGTTGGTGTACAGCTTGATACTGTACCACCCGTTGAGCCATCGTAGAGCTATTAGGGTCACTAACAGGAATAACATCAACCATAGCGTAGTCAGAGACTCTAGCAGACATCTCCCCACGTTCTGGAACATAGGCATACTGTTGGGGAGCATACTCAGATATGATTTTCTTGAGCAGCTTAAACTCCTGTTTCATCGTGTAGTGAACACGCGCCTGAACAGCAGCCATAGGTTTTAAGGTTCGTTCTAACAAAGCAAGTGTGGTACCGACAGGAGCATTGGCAGACATATCAGAGACGTTCATATCACTGATAGCCCCAAGTCTTCTTCCCTCAGCAGTTATCTCAGTTAGTAGCGCATGTAGTGTAGCGCTAGGCTCCCCATATGGCATAGCCATAAGGTTATCCCTTATCGTACCCCCAGGAACATCAGCATCCCGCCATTCCCCCGGCTCAATAGGAGTATCTTCCCCTTTAATACGTAACCCCCGTGCTTTCAGCCCCCCAGGCAAGTTAGATAGCGTACCCGCGTCAACCAACTGACGAATCAACGATGTCCCAGCCCGCGAATACCCACCTATAATATGTATCAACCCAAGTCCATAAAACCCAAATCCTGGTATGTACACGTAATGCACGAAGTGCTGTCGCTTTAGCTTCTTCTCATCTTCCTCCCGCCAATTACGCCTAATCGCTAACATTTCATTGTTGCCACGCTCTATAGTCACAACATAAGGTTTAGCAATAGCATCTTCATCATCTAGATCGTCTTCAATTATAAGATCCGCATGCACCTCATATAATGCATACCGATTATCCTCGGTAAGAACAAACCCACTATCCTTAGCTTTTTGCTCTTCAACATCTGTACGGTATTTTTCTGGCTCCCCGAGATCTATATCTCTATAGAACTTGTTAGCCTGTAATTTCTTCAGCTCATTTTTAGTCTTACGCATAACGTGTGTAACACGCTCTGCATTTTCAATCTGGGATTCCCCATAAGGAACAATGACATCTTCAGCAGCTACATAAACTGCTGTCTGTCTACCGATGTTAGGATCAAAATAGATTTTCTTGAACGCAGACCCAGCTAAACCAAGACTAAATAGTAACCTTTCATGCTCAGGACGATACTCAACCATGTTTTCAGTGAGTTCGTAATTCATATCACTCTTTACACGATTAGCTGCTTCCTCTTTTTCTTTCGTCTCATCCCCAAGAACTTTAGTCTTCACTGGACCCATCGCGGGGAACGTTTCGCTCATCGTTTCTGCTTGGAACCGAATAGCTGCCTCTGCTAAAACGTTAGAGTAGGCACCACAAGCACCATTCCAAGGCTCAGTACGCTCTTCATATTTAAACCCAAGTACTTCAAGCCCAGATATGTACGCGTCTACCCATTCTTTACGAGCTACTATATCTGCTTCAACCAATTCTGAAATATCAGCAGCCAGCAAATTCAGTTTATCTTCCGGCATATACTCAGCAAGATTAGCTTCAAACGGAGCATTTACCAGATCGTCATCTGCATCTTCGTCTTCAAATATTACTTCCACCCCACCATCTTCTAACTCTATAATCTCGTTAGCTTCCTCTTCAGGAAGCTCAAATTCTAGAACGTTCTCTTCTTCAAGAGCCTCTTCGTCTATGTCTGGTGTTCTAAGTGGTTTATCTATAGCCATATTTAACTCCATGCATCATCGTCGTCGCTAGATGCCTCCCATAATCTGTCTCTAAATTAGTCTTACACGTCCGCCTTTACGGTACTCTTCAGGTAGCGCAGGGAGGGCGGGGGTATTTAAAGCCTTTTGTGCCGCTTCTCTAGCTTGGTTTGCTGGCACTGCTTCTGCTGCTCTAGTTACTTCTCGTTGGGCATACTCTTCAGGAAAATACTCATAAACTAACTCGTCTTCCAGCTCAACTAAAGCCCCTTGGAGTTCCTCGGGTGTACGGTAATAACCTTCTCTAGCCTGAGAAATATAACGCCTTACTACAGGGTTCATGCCAGCGAAAAGGGCTTTTTCTCCTCTGTCCCTAAGAACTTTTGTAGCTAATGCAATAAAAGGTTTTGGACTTTCGAAGTTGGTGTCCTTGGTGTCGTTATCTGCCATTCTTAGGCGGTTGGCAACTACATCCTCTAACATATTTCCCTCAGAGTCATAGTCTCCGGGGTTCTCAGCCATTGCTTTTTGACGCGCTATTGTAGCCTGCCTACTACCTTCTGCTATATCAGCAGCTTCTCGTCTAGCAAATTCTTCAGGAAAATAGTCCTTCAGAATATCCCATTCCATTTCAACTAAAGCCGCTTCAACATCCTCGGGGGTAGTATAATGTCCGTCTCTGGCCTTTTTTCTATAACCCCGCACTATAGGATGCATATGGGGGAAAGATTGTCTGTCTCCGTTCTCTTCAAAGATTTCTCTTGCTCGTGCACTAAAGAGGCTTTGGTCGCTAAAGTCACTGTCAGTCATAATATGCTCTCTAAATTAGTCTTAGTGCCATTAGTAATACCTCAAATTAGTCTTACGCGTCCGCCTTTACGGAAATCTCTAGGCATTTCAGTAGCATCAATATTTCCTAAGACCTTTCTCTTGAAATAGTGCCCTAAAGCGCCCTTCTTTCTAATATCAGGAACTCGTGACTTCCAGTGAGCAGGTATACGCCCTTCCCACAGCAGTGTCTTCCAAAAGAGATCGTCCATATGTCCTACAACCAGCGGTGATCGCATCA